GTTAAAGACATAACACTAGACATGACAGCAGAACAAGCTCAAGCATCAGCAAAAAATAATTTTATAAAATTATTTGGTATGGCTGACGGTGGAAGAGCTGGATACAACGATGGTCAACTAGTAAAACCAAACGCAGATGGATCAAGACCGGGATACGGTGGTAAACAACCTGGTTCTGTAAAAAATAAATTTAGAGAATGGGTAAAAACCGCAGACAAAAAGTTTTTAAAAACTGCTAGTATTGAAGACATAATAAAAAAATCAAAAATAAAAATTAATAATAGAAACGCTTTAAATGTTTTTGCAGAAGATAAATTTAAAAAATTTAGACCCACAAGAGATTTTGACGAAAGCGCTAGAACAGATCTTAAAAAATTACTTAAAAATAAAACAGGTAGGATGGAGTCTGTAACATATAAAGGAAAAGAATATTTTAAATCTAAAGATGGTAGAATAAGAGAAAAGACAAGTTTAAAAGTAGATCGACCAGAAGCTTACAAAGAAAAAATAATTAAACAACAAAAGAAAGCTGATTTAATAAAAAATAAAGATGTTTTTCCTAGCGTTGGTAAAGATGTAAAATTAATGATTTGGAGAGATCTATACGACAGTACAAAAAAAAGAACTTATGGACCAAGAGTTGGAGATTATGAAGTGCCTGATCCAAGATTAAAAGTGGTTAATAAAGGTAAAATAAATTTAACAACAGATTTTGTAAAAAATAAATTGGTTTTATTAGATACCAAAACAGGAAAAAAAATAACTTTTAAAAATTTAGAAAAATATATTGATAAATTACCTGGTACTTCTTACAAAGATATGGAGCTGCCCTATAAATATAAAACTTGGTTAACTGATCAAACAATTAATTATAAAGGTAAAACAAAAGTTCCTTTAAGAACTATTTTAAGAGAAAATTTATTAACTGAAAATGAATTAAGTAACTGGAGAGCATCTCCTTATGAAGTGCACCACCCCTTTGGAAAAAATGAAAATCCTTTTAAAGTTGCACTGGCCATGCGTAAAGCAAATGGTGCAGAAGGAAATATTAGATTGGAAACATTAAAAGAATTGGATAAAGAAGGTATTACTAAAAAAGACGTTGATAGAATCTTTAATAATTTTGAAAAAAAAATAAATAAAATAGGTGGTATACAATCAGGAGTTAGAGATGTGTTAGTAGGAGAAGAATTAAGTCCTGAAAATTTTTTTAAAAAATTAACTTCAGAGGCAAAAATTGGTAGAGAGGTACGTCCTTTACAAAAAAATCTTCAAGTCTTTTTAGATCAACTAGCAGGAACATTAGATCCTAAATGTGCACCAAACTCAGCTGACGGTGGTCGTATTGGTTTTGAATTTGGAAGCACTGCTTGTCAAGCCAAAGCTAAAAATTATTTAAACGAAACTTTACAAAAAGGTATTGTAAACGAATCACCAGCAAAGGTAAGTTTAATAAAAAAAATACTTACAACAGGTAGTCAATTTTTAAAACAAAATTTAAGTCCAAAAGAATTATTAAAATTAGAAAATTTAATAGGAAAGCCGGCAGCATATGCTACAGCTGTAGTAGAAACAGGACTTGTAGCAGATGATGTTTTTAGAAAAAAGAAACCTTTTAACGTTGCAGCTGCAGAAAATTTTCTTTTTGGTAATCTTTTAAATTTAGATGCAAATGCAGCTAGAGCAAAAAATTTATTAAAATCAAATGTGCAATTATCACCAGCTGCAGAAAAATATGCTCAAAGCATTATTGATTATGATTCATATAAAAAATTAGATATGAGTGCTCCTGCTAGTGTAATGGCTCAAGCTTTTGGTAGCGAAAAATATAATAAACTTAGAAAAAATTTAGAAGAAAAAATTACAAGTTCCTCTCCAGCAGGAGAAATGGATTATAAATCAGCATTAGACGAATTTGAAGGTGCATTTAAAGCAAAATCTAAATTTTTAGACGCTCCAGATAAACCCGATGTTACACCTTTAGTAAACAAACTTGCAAAACCAGTTGGAAGAAGAGTTGGTCCAATGACTGCAAAACAAGATATGAAAATAGATTTTTCTTTACCAACTTATGACAGGTCTTTTCCAGCAAGTAATGAATTTTTAAATCAATATTTAGAATTACAGGGTATGAGCCCCTTAGAGCCTGGTCAAGGAACAGAGATTAGAATGAATCTACCGGAGCAACGTGGATTATATGGAACTCAAGAAAGATTTGCACGTGGTGGATTATCAGGTGGCGATACATCAGGACCACCACCAGAAAAAGGACCTATGTCACAAGGGTTGCTTTCATTATATAAAAATGGTAGAAAACTATAGGAGATTACATGGCAGAAATAGAAAAAGCTCTCCCAAACACTCGTACTAAATTAGAAGTTCCTGGGCCGGAACAAGATGTCGAGATTGTAGAGCAAGAAGAACAAAAAGGACCGGTAGAAGTAACACCAGAAGAAGATGGTGGTGCAACTATTGATTTTGATCCAAGTGCAGTAAACCAAACAAGTCCAAACTCGCACTTTGATAACTTAGCAGATATATTACCAGAAGAAACTTTAGATCCTATCGGATCAAAACTTAGAAACGATTACAGAGATTATAAATCATCAAGAAAAGATTGGGAAAGATCTTACATGAATGGTTTAGATCTTTTAGGTTTTAAATACGACAACAGAAACGATCCGTTCCAAGGTGCATCAGGTGCAACACACCCTGTTCTTGCAGAAGCGGTAACACAGTTTCAAGCACAAGCATACAAAGAATTATTACCGGCAGACGGACCGGTTAGAACACAAATTTTAGGTGTAACAAATCCTGCGAAAGAACAACAATCGCAAAGAGTAAAAGATTTTATGAACTATCAAATCATGGATCAAATGAAAGAATACGAACCAGAGTTTGATCAAATGTTATTTCATTTACCTCTTGCAGGATCTACATTTAAAAAAGTTTATTACGACGATTTACTGGGACGAGCTGTATCAAAGTTTGTTCCTGCAGATGACCTGGTTGTTCCGTATACGGCTACCTCATTAGACGATGCGGAATCAGTCATCCACGTTATAAAAATATCTGAGAACGATTTACGTAAACAACAAATAAATGGTTTTTACTCAGACATAGAATTATCAAAACCAACTGATGTTACTGATGCAGATAAAGTTACAGAAAAAGAACGTGAGTTAGAAGGTGTAACTAAAACTACAAAAGCAGAAAATTTATATACGCTGTTAGAGTGTCATGTAAATTTAGACTTAGAAGGTTTTGAAGATGTTGGCGAGGACGGAAAACCAACAGAAGTAAAATTACCTTACGTCGTTACAATCGAGGAAGGTAGTCAAAAAGTTTTGTCAATCAGACGAAACTTTGCGCCCAATGATCCGTTAAAAAATAAAATCCAATATTTTGTCCATTTCAAATTTCTGCCAGGACTAGGATTTTATGGATTCGGATTGATACACATGATTGGCGGATTGAGTCGTACGGCAACGGCGGCTCTCCGTCAATTATTAGATGCAGGTACATTATCAAACTTACCAGCCGGATTTAAACAACGTGGTGTCAGAGTTAAAGATGATGCCCAACCAATACAACCAGGTGAATTTAAAGATGTAGATACACCAGGTGGTAATTTAAAAGATGCTTTTGTATTTTTACCTTACAAAGAACCCTCAGCAACTTTACTACAGTTGATGGGAATTGTTGTTCAAGCAGGACAAAGATTCGCGTCAATTGCTGACATGCAGGTCGGTGACGGGAACCAAAGCGCAGCTGTTGGAACGACCGTAGCACTCTTAGAACGTGGTTCAAGAGTAATGTCAGCAATACACAAAAGATTATACGTAGGTTTAAAATCAGAATTTAAATTATTAGCAAAAGTTTTTGCTACATACTTACCACCAGAATATCCATACGATGTTGTAGGTGGACAAAAGAATATTAAGGTTGCAGATTTTGATGACAGAATAGATGTGCTACCGGTTGCAGATCCAAACATATTTTCTATGAGTCAGAGAATATCACTAGCACAAACTGGATTACAGATGGCAATGTCAAATCCACAAATACATAATTTGTATATGGCATTTAGAAAAATGTACGAAGCATTAGGTATAAAAGATATTGATAGAATTTTACCACCACCTGCACCAGTACAACCAATGGACCCAAGTATAGAACACATAAATGCAATGGCAGGAAAACCTTTTCAAGCATTTCCTGGTCAAGATCACAGAGCACACATAACTGCACACTTAAATTTTATGTCAACTAACATGGTTAGAAATAACCCTGCAATAATGGGTGCAATACAAAAAAATATATTAGAGCATATTAGTTTGATGGCCACAGAACAGGTACAATTAGAGTTTAGAGAACAAATGATGCAACTACAACAGCTTGCAGAACAAGCAGCGGTCAATCCACAGGCCCAACAACAGGTTCAACAAGTAACACAAGCTATAGAAGCAAGAAAAGCTATATTGATTGCTGAGATGACAGAAGATTTTATGAAGGAAGAGAAGAAAATTACGTCACAGTTTGACTCTGATCCTCTTCTAAAACTAAAATCAAGAGAAGTTGATCTAAAAGCAATGGAAAATGAACGTAAAAAGGTTAACGATGAAGCAGAACAACAGCTTGAAAGAGCAAAATTACTTCAAGCACAACAATTAAACCAACAAAAACTTGATCAAAACGAAGAATTGGCAGAATTACGTGCTGATACATCACTTGAAAAACAAGAAATAGCAAATGATGCAAGATTTGCTCTTGAAGGAATGAAACCAAACAGGTAGAAGGAGATTATTATGGCATTTCCAATATTAGGTGCACTAAAATTAGCAGTAAACGCTGGTTCGCACATTTATAAGAAGAAAAAAGAAACACAAATGATGATGGCTAACGCACAAGCCAAACATGCAGAAAAGATGGCCTCTGGAG